GTTAAGGAAGTACCCGCCGGTTTGTGCAACGGTTAAACTATTTGGACTTGCCGGATAAGCGTCATTTTGAAACGACGTTGTGTAATACCGCTGGCACATGATCAACTCGCGCCCGTAGTCGCGGCGCTCAAACGGCGAGGCGACAGAGCCAGCTTCAAGCTGGACACCGGTGATGTACCAAGTTGCGTTAAGCGTTCCAATCACAGACGTTGCGCCGGTAGCGGAATTAAAGTCTCCTGCTGCCCAAGCGCCAGCCGTGCCATTGAAGTTAGACCCGCATCCAAGACCAAATCCAACCTGAATCCCTAAACCATTGGTGGAATCCCAAGTGCCAGAGGTGTCGCCGACAATAGTCAGTGTTTTTTGTTCCCAAGTATTGGCTGCTGAGATGGTGTAAGTAAACGGGTAAGAACGGCTTGTGTTTGTAAGCGAGCCACCAAATGTCCCCGTTAAGGACGAGCGAACCCAGAAGGACAGCGTAATCGTTTGGGCGCTGGCTGTTCCCCAACCAAGGTCTGCGATATTGAACCCTTCAATGCGCTGGATAAAAATAGCGCGTTGGCTTGCGGACAAAGATGCATCCGCAGTTGTCGTTGTGGCGACAACCGAGTAAGAAAATCCTGCTGGAGCAGTTGTGCTTCTTTGAAAAGTCATTACTCCGTCAGTGTCTTCAAAAGATGCCCATCTATCCACCGGATAAATGAGAGCCGCGCCGCCCGTCACACTCGCCCCAGCATTACGCTGGTCGATCCGCATGTCGCCGTTGATGATGCGGTTGCGAAAGCCCATCGACCCCGTGGGTGCGGCCACGCCGTACAGGACAGCATTGCTGCCGCCGCTGGCGTCGTAATAAGAGCCTGAGCGAGTTCCACCGGAAAGCGTTGCCACACCAGACGCGGCCAACGTAGTAAATGCGCCGGTATCTGGAGTCGTTGCGCCAATGGCCGTAGCGTCAATCGTGCTAGAGGCGCCGGTCACTGTAAGAGTTCCAGCGACAGAAAGAGTCTTCCCAGATCCAACATTTAACCCGACAGACGTTCCAGTCCCGTCACCCTTGAAAACAGCGTCCAAGGTATCAAGATCGGTATTAATCTTCGTGCCCCAGGTATCCGTGGAGGCACCGACCTCGGGCTTGGTCAGCAGCAGGTTGGTTGTCGTTGTATCGGCCATTTATCACCTCATGCAGCAATCTGCCACGTTTCAGAGTTTTCGGAAATAGGGGTCCAAGTTTCTGCGGTGTCGTCTTGTGCGACCCAACTTGTAGAAGCGCCAGAAACCGCAGTCCAGACCTCGTCCGTGTCCGGGATGCTCGTCCATGTTTCTGCCGTGTCAGATTCTGGCACCCATTTTAGAACACCATTGATGTTCATGCCAGAACTAGATGCGATCAATATGGGGGCGATCTGGACCCTTACCCCATTGATGGCAAACGACGATTCGGCGTTAATCGTCACCGCCTGGTTGACGATGACGCTGGTGCTCACCGTCATCTCGGCCCAGGCGTCGATTTCAATAAAGATAATCGGCACCCGAATGGCCGATACCGACATCGCGCTTTCGTCGTTTGCGGCAAACGAGGCAATTGCGTAACGGACGGCCGAGGCGCTCATCGCCGACGAGCTGGCCGCAGTGAAAGCGCCAATGGCGTACCGCACTGCGGAAATGCTGCAGCTAGACGCGGACGCGACACTAGCCGTTGCTATCGCAACGCGCTGTGCGCTAACAGACGTAGAAGAGGATGCGGAGACCGAAAACGATGCGGTCTTTACGACATTGGCAGCTGCCGCCATTGTCGAAGACGAGGCAACAGTGAAGGCGCCGAACGTATAGCGGACGGCGCTAAATGCCGCGGTAGACGCGGCAGTGAAAGTTACGGCCCCGAGCGTTACCCCGTAGGAGTAATTCCCGCCTCCGTATGGCCCGGAGCCGTAGGCAGCCATAATCCGTTAGGTCAAGGTGACGTCCAGATCGCCGGCCGGAATCCGCAGCACGTCGCCATCGTTAATCGTGCGCGAGGTGCTAAGAGCCGCCCAGGCCAGCAGGTTGCCACTGGTGGAAGCATCAAAAATGCCGGCCCAGCCAATGGAACCCCAGTTACCACCAGAGGCAGCCGGGAACTCAATCGCGGCCGAGTTCGTGGCATTGGTGGGCGACGTGCCCGACACGGTAATCGTGCCGGTTGCGGTGCGCGCATAACCGTTGCCAGATACCTCAGTGCCGCCGCCCGTGTCGGACGGGGCAGCCGTGAAGAGGCCGATATACCACGCCGTGGGGCGCGTGGCGCTGTTGGTGGTGAGAAGCCAGTTAAGAACCAGGTTCTCGGTGTAGTCGGTAAACGATGACATTTAAAACACTCCTTATCCGAAAGTCCTGGCCCGCATCATCACGGCACCGCCAGAGGTAGCGCCGCGGTCGTCGGCGATCTGCAGCTCCTCGAGGCCCCGAGTGTAAATCGCAGCCCATACCGGGATTCTTGCATCATCCTTCAAATACGGTGCGGCTTGCATCAGCGAGCCGTAAAGATATACATCAGGCGCCTGCGAAAGCAGCCAGTTCGATGCAACAGTGCTCGACAGCTTAGTCAGTTTCGCGTAATAAATCAGCTCTGCGGTGTAGGTGTTGTCCGGCACCGGCAGCACGCGGATCTGACCGCCCACAATGCCGAAATACTGGGGTTTGCCCGCAGATATATAGGTTGTAGATTTAAGGGTATCAAGAGCGTCGATAGACTCAAACGTGAGCGCCGTTACCGGGTTCGTGTTCAGTTTGATCGACTTGGTCTCCAGAAAGTCAGCCGGCACAGCGCTGTACTCGGTATCAATCGACGCGGTAGCGCGCACGATCATCTGACGGGTGCGCAGCGTGCGCTCAATCTGAGCCTCGGCCAGAGCGATGAAGTCCGGAACAACGCTGGTCAGGTCGGTGCGGTTTAGCCAGTCGGCAACCGACGCCTTCAGCTCGGTGTATGTCGTCAGTGCCATTAGGTTTCCTTCGCTTTTTCCAGATCCTTGATCGCCCAGGTGTGATCGTGCTTGAACTCAAACATTCCGATATGTCCAATTTCCTTCGACACATCGTGGTCAATCCAGATTTTAAAGCCAGCTTCGCGTGCCTTCTTACAAAAAAACACATCCTCGCCGATGTAGCCACGCTTGTCGCTACGCCAGGGCGTCTCGTACCACGGTTCACTTAACGCCTTGAACACGCCGGCCTTGATGAGCATTACGCCCATGCCGACAGAGCCAACTTCCTGCAGGCCGGTGCTCTCGGGCATCGTCCAGACCAGCTCGCGGTCTCCGTTTTCCTTGTACACCTGAGCCGTTGGCCCCGTGGGCATCCGGCGCCTGGCGCAGTTAGTCGCCACGATATCCACGTCATGCGCCAGCAGTCGCGAGATCATGTCCTGCGGAAACCGCATATCCGAGTCGATAAACAGCAGGTGCGAGCAGCCTTCGCGCATCGCATCAAGCGACAACTCGGCGCGCTGGTTTGCGATCAGCGTGCCTTCTGAGATCTTCAGCGAGATCGCGTCGTTCGTGTTTAACGTGTGATAGCAAACGAGGTTAACAAGATCGTAGGTAAACATGGTGTGAACCATGTCACGCGCAGGAGTGCAGACGGCGATGTAGTTCGTCTTCATACCTGCCCCGGACGCACGCGGAAGTGACGATTTTCTGGATCGTTTAGCCAGCGCTTCATGTACGCCTCGTCCTCGAGCTTGCCTTCAGCCTTGAGCTGGTAATAGAGACTCAGCGGAATCGACGCCACGCGAGACCATTCGCCCCAGCGTGCGCGCTCATCCACCTGATTAAATTCTTGCTTGTTCTCTTCAATGATCGCAGTCACATCTTGCTGCGTCTGAATGATGGCCTCGTCTTTTTCTTCGTCGTAGTGCCACGTCCTGGTAATGCCCAGGTCTTTATTCACGTCAAACAGTTTTGAATTTGTCATTTTTTGGCTAGAAGTTAAAAAAGGGGACCAGGTTTCCCTGATCCCCCCGTCTCCGATTAGGAGGTCACCAGGTCAGCGGCCAGGCCGTGGGCGTTCTCAGCCAGAACCTTCAGGCCCCACTCGACGATCAGCATACGCTTTTCAGCGTCGCCGGTCTTGGCGAGTTCAACCTGCTGGTACGGACGCAGCACGACCATCTTGGCGTAATCCGGGTCCAGAACCCAAGCATCACGCTCGCGCTGGAAGCGGTTAGGCACCACGTTCACGTTGCCGAAGTCCGACACATAGATGTCAGCGGCGCCGATGATGGTGGCAGGACGCGCACCGCCGTCGATGTTGAAACGCGACGAGGCGATACCAGCAAAGCCAGACACGCGCTGCTTGTTGACGGGACCCGTCATCAAGATCTTGGGCGTACCACCTTGAGCCCACACCTTCTGAATCACGTTCTTCAGGATGGTCTCGGTGAAGGTGCGCACGGTGCCGTCAGTACGACCCAGCGTGGGCAGGGTGCTATAGCTGGGGTTGCCGCCGTTGGTGGTGTCGTAATCGACGTTGGTCTTGATGAAGGCGCCCAGCGAAGCCGTGGTGCGAGCAGCGGTGGTGCTACCAGAGGTGGTACCAGCGTTGTTCAGCATCGCGAATTCTTGATCGCGCTTGAGTT